ATTTTGTAGCAAAAGCCAATGTCAATAGTGCAATTTATCCACCAACAGATAAAAATTATTGGTATCAAGATCTATGCTCTAAAAGATTAAGTGGATGTAGAAAAAGATACAATAGATCAAATTTAAATGGAATTCCATTTGGAGGATTTCCATCAACAACCAAATCTGCAGGATAATTTTATGGTAAATATAGAATTACATGGAATCATTGGAGAAAAAATTAAGAAAAAAAATTGGCTTCTAAATGTCAATAGTGTATCAGAAGCTATTCGAGCAATTGAAACAAATACTAAAATTTTTTATAAAAATTTAAAAGAATTAGATGAAAAAAATGTAAAATACAGAGTATTAATAAATAAAAAAGACTATATATGTTTCAAAGAAGATCCAAGAGATGATCTTGATAGAGCATTTAATTCTAATTTAATAACTAAATATGAAGATAACGAATTAAAAAGTATAGATATTATTCCAGTGATTGAAGGAGCGGGAGGTGGTGGCGGACTTTTTGGAGCAATCTTTGGCGTCGCTCTAATAGTTGTAGGAGTAGTTTTACTTGCTACTGGAGTTGGCGGACTTCTTGGGGCAGGTTTAATTATCGCTGGTCTTGGTCTTGCTGCGGCTGGATTTGCTTCTTTATTGTCTTCTGCTCCCCCTTATGTTGCTCCAGAATTTTCCGCACCAGATGTAGCTAGTCCAAAAGGTGGAGGTGGCAAATCTTATTTATTTGATGGTCCAGCTAATACCGCGGGTGAAGGTGGGCCAATTCCAATAGGGTATGGAAGGCTACTTATTGGGTCAAAGACTATATCAGCAACTTATAATAATAATTATGTCGCAGCCTCAACTAATCAACGTACTACTTAATTATAGTATATGAGTAAAAAATATATTTTGCCTGATGAATTGATTAAAGGTGCGGGATGTTTTGTCGCTGGAACAAAAATATATACTCCTTTAGGATATAGAAATATTGAAGAGATTCAAATTGGAGATTCTGTATTTTGTTTTGATAAAGATGATTTATCAATAAAAATTAGTACGGTTGAAAATGTTTTTGTACATCGTAATGAAAAAGTAATCGATGTATTTTTCAAAGATAAAAAAATTCGGACTACTCCAAATCATCCATTTTTAAATCAAAATAATGAATTCATTGAAATCAAAGATTTTACCACAGATGATTCAATAATTAATAGATTTGGCGAAAAAATAACAATCGATGAAGTATTAATAATTGAGGCTAATCATACCGTTTACAACTTTACTGTAGCAATATATAATACTTATATTGTAGAAGATATACTTGTTCATAACAAAGGAGGAGGAGGAGGTTCTCCACCACCGCCCCCACCACCACCTCCACCTCATACTCCAGTAGAAGCAGATGAGGGAATTATAATAGAAGGTTCTAAAAAACTTTCAAGAACAGAAACGGAGGTTTCAGATTTAATTTCAGAAGGGCCAATTGGAGGTCTATTAGGAGGTAAATATTCTTACGTAGGAACACTTGGAAATGTAGGATGGACTTCGGTTAATTATACTCCTTATGCTGGAGCAAAACCAGAATTGAGATCTATTTATTGGAAAAATGTTCCATTAATTGATGACGCAGGAAATTATAATTATACATCTATTAATTTTTCTGGAGATTACGGCAATCAAACCAAAGCTGGATTTTTGCAAAGTAATTTAAATACGCCTACGGCTTCATACGATTCTTTACCTTACGCTTCACGAACATTAAATATTAATGAACCCTTAAGATATGGATCAGATTTCAAGAAAGTGATCGATTTAAGATCAAAAAATATAAATAAAATAGTTGTTGCTATAAAAATTGATGTACTTTATGATCAACAAAGTGACCCAAATATAGATCGCCAAACTTATCCAGGAGGCTACAAGCAATCTACAACTGTTGGAGATATTAGAGACAGAACAATAAATTATAATTTTAAAATTAAAAAATTAAATTATAGTTCTTCATCTGGATCTTCTGAAACCTTGGTTTTAAATAGAGATGAATCTAGCACTGGAAAAACAACAAGTGGATTTTTACATAGATTTGATTTTGACGTATCTTCTTTTTATAATCCAGATACAGAAGAATCTGGATTTATTGGTTGGAGAGTAGAAATAACTAGAACTTCAGAAGAATCTAAAGTTATAAATTTAAGAGATATAGCAAGTGTTGCAACTGTTACAGAGATTTTTGCTGAAAGTTATATATATCCAAAAGTTGCAGTTTTTAGAAGTTTATTTACAACTGAATATTTTAGTCAAGTTCCACCAAGGGCATATGATGTCAAATTATTAAAAATAAAAATTCCAAGCAATTATGATCCTGTCAAAAAAACATACGATGGAGATTGGAATGGAAATTTTTCTGATGTTGAACATCCATCTGGAGTTGGGCTTTATTGGAGCGATAATCCAGCATGGTGTTATTACGATTTGCTTACAAATAATAGATATGGACTAGGAAAATATATAAAAAATTACGATGTTGATAAATGGAATCTTTATCAAATCGCAAGATATTGTGATACATTAGTTGCAGATGGATATACTGTTGGTGGATTAGAGCCAAGATTTACATGCAATACAATTATTAATGATTTTTCTGATGCATTTACTTTAGTAAATGATTTTGCTAGTATTTTTAGAGGATTATCGTATTATGCAAATGGTTTGATATACTCTACTTCTGATATGCCTAGAGATGCAGTAACTTTATTTACTAATAGTAATGTCGAAAATGGAGATTTTGTTTATTCGAGTAGTAGTAGAAAAGTTAGAAATACCGTTGCAGTTGTTAGATGGAATGATATGGCTAATTTTGCTAAACCAACTATAGAATATGCAGAAGATCCAGAAGGATTAAGAAAATATGGAGTTAGAAAAATAGAAATTACTGCATTTGGTTGTACTAGTCGTGGTCAAGCTTATAGAATTGGAAAATGGGCATTAGCTAGTGAACAGTACGAAACAGAAACAGTCAACTTTACGTTAGGATATGATGCATTATATTTAAATCCTGGAGATATAGTAAAAATTCAAGATAGAAATAGAACAATAGACCGTCTGGGTGGAAGAGTTTTAGGAATTAAAACTTATGCATCTAGTCATGAATTTATTTTAGATCAACCTTATTCAGATTTAACTGGTTATTTGGATGGAATTTCAGCGGCTAAATATAAATTTAATATTTTAACTCCTACTTCTAAAACGACTGGAACAAGATATAGTGATTTTGTTACAGGATATCAAAGATCAGAAATACAAACTGGTTTGTTTTCTATAAATAATATAAGCGGAATTTCTGGATACAATCCAACTCCAGATAGAGCAATTACAAGACTTACTTGTAATAAATTATTTGATGCAACTAGTTATGATTTAACAACTGGAGCTGTTTGGACGATTGAACAAACTGGATCTGCTGGTAGCTTTTATTTAACTCCAGAAACTGAATTATTTAAAATAATAAGTATAACTGAAAATGAATCTCATAAATTTAATATAAATGCTATTGAGTATAATCCTTCAAAATATGCAGCAATCGAATCTGGACTTTCATTCACAGATGCTCCAACAGTTGATCCTGGATCAACAACTGTTTACGATGCTGGAACACCTACTTATTTTAATTTAACGCAATATTCCAGTGCTTTAAGAATAAGTGGGCAAATTGGTCCTCAATCTGAACCAACAAGTGGACCAGGAACAAAGCAAACAACTTATTGGAAAATTTTTGCTAAAACTGGGAGTGATTTTGACGCAGGAGATCTTGCAACAACATATTATAATAGCGCAGGGGGGACTATACAAGTTCCAAAAAATGATTTTCAAGTTGGTACTTCGTTAGTCGATAGTCCATATTCTTCATTTGGAATTGATGCATACCCTGGAAATTATTATTTCAGAGCTTATGGATTAAATAATTATGGATATATATCAAATGGCTATATTTCTGGAAGTCCTAGTCCATTAAATTTTGTTAATACTAGTTTTGATGATTATACAAATTTAATTACTTTAAATAATTTCACTTATTCTTATAGCGCTAAATCAGATAGCGCAGTAATAGACCCTCCAGGAGCAGATCAAAATAAATTTGATGATGATGGTTTAAATATAAATTGGCAGATTAATAATCTATATCCTTTAGTAAAAACTTGGAAAGTAAAAGATTTGCAATTTAAAATTGACTACATGACAGGAAGTTTTTCTGAAAGTAATATTTATGCTTCTACATTGACTGGATGGAGCGGTAATAATGGTTTATCTATAAGTTATCCAATATATACTGTAGCTGGT